ATCTGTCAGCAGAACAATTCCAAGCATTGGGATCGGCGGCAAGGACAGGCAACGAATTCCGAACAGCGAAAAAACCGATGTCTTGCGTTCCTGCCACGCAATCAATCCGAACAGTGCATAGATCAGTGGGCTTGTTCCGCACAACCATGCGTGATTCGGCATTAATGCCAGTGAATAAAGCCACACCGCACATAAAGCCGCAGGCAGTGCGTGAACGATTAGAAACGCGGAAGTCTGCCGTCCGAATCCGTATAGCAGAATAATCAGCGCAGCAGAGTTTACGATTACATGCGTCGCAGATCCATGCACAAGCAGGCAGGATGCAAACCGATAGATTTCATGTTCTCCGGTGCGAACCGCCAACGCAGCAGTCAGGTTCGGAATCCGGCACTGCATCGCAAAAACGATCAGCAGAAATGCCGCAAGAAAAATGGCAACAGCGTTCCGTTTCATTGTGCACCTCCGGCCAGTGCCGCCGCCGCAAATCCAAGAAAGGCATCTCTTACCTGCCCTTGTGGCGCATAGGCTCCGTTCGATGCCGCGAATTCGAGACCGGCGGCGGCGGGGCCAAAGGTGGCTGATACCACGACCGGTGAGACCGGAACCTTGAGGCTGGCCTTAAAGCGTTCAAGGATGACGGGCATCCCGTTAAGTGTCCACTGGTAGCCTTTCGGCAGCTCAAAGATTACGTTGCAGACCCACGTTGCGGCATTCGTTGTCACCACATCAGTGGCGACCTGCTGTCCAACGGTATTGGTTTCGACCGTGTAGCCATCGAACATTCCGTTGGTTGTCACTTGCTCCATTTCCAGCCATTGGAAAACCGTATTGGTCTCGACCGATGCGGCGCGGTATTCGACCGATTCGACGGAGAGCTGCGACGGCAGAACCGTAATCGTCTGATTGCTGAAAACGAGCGACTGGGCGCGGGCGGACATACCCAGCGCTGCGATAATGAATAATGTAGAAAGGTTATTTTTCATGAGTCTCCTTATGGTGAAACAAAGCCGAGGCCATTCGTTGTGCAGGCGATTTTCCAGCCGTTGGTAAAAACGATTTCCGAAACTCCCTCAATGCGGTGCCCATCCATATTCAGCATCTCGGCATTGATGATAAATGCTCCGGCGGAGGCGGGAGACGCATTGGCATAAGCGCGGAAAAAGCCCGTCGTGCCGAGGGTGGAAATGTCAATTTGCGCCGTGTAATTCCCACTACCTAAATCGGTGATGGTTGCCGTGACGTTTGTCCATGCGCCGGTGACCAGACTGGGGCGCGTGTTGATGGTGATGTCTCCGCTGATGTTTTGAGCATAGAGGTCGAGTGTGACGATATTTCCTGCCTCAGATAGGCTTTGTAGCTCTACTGTAGTCAGTCCGGATTCCAGTGTAAAAACATCCTCGTCGAAGCGCGTGCCGAAGGTGGCGCGGTCTCCGGACTGCGTGACATTAACGCCCTGCCAAGCTCCGTCGCCAACCAGTACATAGTTCCCCACGGCGAGACGGTCGCATACGACGGTCTTATCCGGATCAGCGGCGTAGGCCGCTACGCTACCATCCGCGTGCTTTTCAGCGGCAGCTTGCGCGGCATCGACGTAGCGCTTAGAGGTCATGTCGTCCGCATAATATTCAGCATCGGTACGGCGCAGAGAAGCGACGTATTTAACGGCGGAGGCGTCCGTTGCGTTGTCGTAGCCGCGCAGAACAACCTTCGAGATGTATAATTGCGGTGTAGCGCCCGGCAATGGATTCCCCGCTATGATTTTCAGCTGAGCGTCAGTTCCATAATAGGGGTAGCTAACCTCGTTAGTGCCAACAAGGACGGTTTGGCTATAGTCCATTCCGCTTTGATTTAATGATACCTCAACAAGCCCAACTCCATTGCTCTGCACGGGAGAGAGCAGGTATTGCCCAGGAGTCAGCAGGATTTCATTCTGTGCGGTCAGGCTTCCCGTTGTGGTCCAGCCCGTCCACGAGGAATCGTTAGTCACGGAAATCGGATTGTTGATCCGCACCGCGTCCAGTACCGTCCAGAAATTCGTAAGCGCTTCATCGGAAAGATCAATCGGGTAAGTCATCGGTCCGCGCACCGGATAATAACGGCTGTCCGTGCTGAAATTCACCTTAATGGTCTGATAGTCCAGCACCAGACCGCCGGATAATTCATTGCTGCTGCCGCGCTGCATGGATCGTATAAATCCCCGGTACGTACCGGGAGCAAGGCAGGATTGATACGGCGGCATTTCAAAGCGCAGTAGACCGGCAGAAGCATTAACCGGCGTACCCACCGCAATTGCATACGTGTTGGTGCGGTCATTGAGTCCCGTAATTTCCCAAACATAAACCGTATTGGTTATGCCGAGATTGAGCGTCGTTCCATTAAGGCTGAAGCGTTCATTCAGTTGTACACGTTCTGCCTGAAAAAATTCAATTTCCGACGGCTGACTGGCCGCGTCTTCCACTTTCCGGCTTTTGTTAATAACGCGCATGGGCGAATCGACGGATGTATTCGTATTGGTTCCGTAGTCGTACCACTGCGGTGCAGGAAGCGGAGCAACCAGATTATAATTCTGCGATTTTGGAGACCATTCCACGGTAATATTCTGATACGCCAGCACTAGATTATGCTCAAGATTTGTTCCGTTAAGCCGGAGAGACTGCACATAACCGCTGTAGAGTCCGTTCGGCAGGTTGGCCTGTTCCGGAGTCACCGTAAACCGCACCACGCCGGACACACTCTGCACAGTACCTGTTGAAACGAGGTAGGCATTCGTCTGATCTGCCGTTCCGGCCTTGCCCATTACTTGCCAGACGATCACTTGGTCGGCATTCGTAAAAACAACAGGCGCGCTTCCGTAGCGCGCCCGGTGGGTGTAGTCGATTGACTCGGCCTGACCGAATCGCAGATCCATCAGCTTCGAGAATCCAACCTTTGCATCCCACGTCTCATCAAACACACGATCCGCGCCATGCGCGGATAGAAAGATGAAAGATGAAATCAGAAAGATGAAAGCGGTTTTATTTTTCATGAGGTTAAACACCTTTTTCATAGTTCATCATTCATACGTCCATCACCCTATCGGGTGAGTTCCTGCACACTGATTGCTCCGGTTTCATCGGCCACAGCGCAGACAAACTTCAATGCCTGCGCCATTTCGCGCTTCAGCACAAACGGAACGCCGGCCGCATAGGTAAAACCGTGCGTCGGCGAAGCGGGATCAACTACCGCCTTGGCCGGATCACTTCCGTCAAGCGTCACGAGAATGGCCTTATCGGGTTGCAGCATCACCATCCGGGTTGATTCAGCCAGTGCACCGATCTGATCAATATCACCATCAATCACTTCATCCGCATGGGTCACGCCGGGTGTCGGCACATGGTTATCAAACGCATTCAGCACAATCACATTATTCATTGCTATTCTCCTTGTTCGGGCGGGCCTTGTGCCTGCCCTACATCGTTTCGGCATGAAGCATCGCATCCTCATTCATCCGGTCATCTGCGCTGCTTTCCACATCATTTACTTTGCGGCGAATCGCTTCGGCTTCGTTTCCGGTCAGGCCGTCGGCCCGTACAAAATCGCAATACGCAGTGCGGGTCACAAAATCGAACAGCACGGCGGGGAATTTAATCAGCTCCCAGTTGCTGCCTTCGCCGGGGGTGTCGGTATTCGAATCGGCGGTCGAGCGGTAGCACTCGCCCTTGTCCAGCGAATACACCAAATCATCTTTAGAAGCAGACTGCTGGTTCCATGCTTCAGTCGTGAACACCGGGCAAGGCGGCAAAAAGACCATCCACGGGGTCAACGGCAGCGCTTCTCCCCGTGCCCATACATTTGATCCATCCATCAGAAAGCCATACTTCACGGTCCCGCTGAGCGCTTTGCGCGGATCCACGTTGCAGATCGCCAGAATCTTTTCCCCGATCGCGCTTCCGCCGTCGGAATCCTGAGCGGTTGGATCCAGCGCAATGCGGGCCTCAAATTCATAGTCCGGAACATCGTCTTCGGTGATGTCGTCCACGGCCTTCCACTTGGTTTCATCCGTTCCGGGCGTCACGCCAATATTGTCGGCAGCCATGCTCCGGAAATAGGTCGGAACGCCATCGATCAGCCACCACACTTCACGGCCTTCGGCGTAAGGTGTTTCCGGCACATATTTCGGACGGAAAGTCCGTTTTTCGTAAATCAGCAGATCGCGCCAGAAAGCGAAATACCAGGCATGGCGCAACCGGTCATTAATAAACTGCGCCAGATCCGCGCGGCTATCCAAATATTCATTCGTCAGTGCGGTACCGCGGTGCGCTACAATCGCCTTCAAAACATCTTTGAACTTCCTCGTTCTCATGCGGCGGTTCCAATCATTGGAAGAGAAGGTTTTGCATCTGGAATCACTTTGGCCAGCACGGTTCCTTTGCTGTCGGTCAGGGTTTTAACCTGCTTTTTGGCCCGTTCGTCGGCCTTCTTAAAATACTTGCGCATTCCCGGACCGATGGTTCCGATCGTTGTTTTGCGGGAAATGTTTTTTACCCGGCAAATGTCATTGTCGCGGCGGAATTCGTGAATAAACTGTTTATCCTGCCAGCACTCATAACCAAGGCGGCGACCCCAATAATGGTAAAAGACCGGGTGAACCATCAGTTCCTGTTCGCCATATTGCAGACAGAAACGCTCGCGACCGATTGTTGCCGCTAAATGCTGTTCTTGAATGGCCGCATCGAGTTCCTGCATTTTGCGGTAGCGCAGTTCTTCCTTAACGGCCTGAATCAATTCCGTAGGAATTCCCCAGCAATCGTCCGATACATCTAACAGCGCGTCCTGCATAGAAGTTCCTCTAAAGAGTCCGGGATCAGAGCAGAGAATCCGGAGTTCCTGACCCCTGATCTCTGATCCCTGACTTTCGGTTAGTCTTCTTCGATGCAGAGGTAGATCCGCAGAACGCCGGTATCGATGTCAGACAGCGACTTGGCCGTCATGGCCGCGATGTTGGCATTGATCACCGTCGCGCTGGTGTAAACCATCGACGTGCCGGTGCCGCGTTTCTTCAGCACTTCAGAGCCGTTTTCGTTCAGCTCCTGGCTCGCCAGCAGGCGGTCGGTGTCGCCGCTGTCGCCGATGATCAGCGCATTGGTGTTAAACGCCTCATCGCTGGCATCTTTGAACGGAGTGTCCAGCACGGTTTTCACCACTTCAACGCTGCACTTGCTGGCCGGGGTGGTCAGCAAAGCAATGTCTTGCGCGGTGTCGGCGGTCGTTTCCGTCAGATCCGCGTGGGTAATCTGGACAACATGCGTTGCCCCGACGTGTTTCATCCGTTCCTGCAAACTGAGAATATGTATTTTCATGGTCGCTTTCCTTTTCTATTGAATTTCAGGGTTTTGAAGGTCTTTAGACCTCAAGCAGAAAGCCTGTGGTCTAAAGCCTTCGCGGTTCATCAGCTGTCGCTGGCGGTGTAGACCGTCATCTGTCCGGTCGGGTTGTCGCAAATGAGTGCACCTTCGGCTTCGGTGAAGCCGCGCGGTCCGCCACCGCCGTCGGTAAGCGGATTCCACTGCGGAGCATCGCTGTAACCCCAGCTGTAGCGTGACGGATCAATGAATACACCCGAGCGCAGCGTGTAATCTGTGTCTTCACCCGTGTCCACGTCGGTGCACAGATTGGCCGTGATCATCAGATCAATGCGTCCGGTATCCATGTTCAGGATGTCAACCATCCGTTGCAGAACCTTCTGAGAAGAACTGCCTTGATCGTACATTCCGATCACGGTCATGCCGGTTACGTTTTCGACATACTTCTGCCAGTTGTTGAACTGCTGTTTCAGCTTGATGGCCACATAGCCGCGCATGTCCTTGGCGCCTTTGCGCTGCTGGAAGCTCGCCTGACACATCGAAATAAATTTCGATTCTGTCAATGCGGCCAGTGTGCCGGTGTAGTAGCAGTCGGCTGGCGGACGGTACGCTTCAGGAACCGGATGCAGGGTCTGTGCAGTCGGCGAACCCCAGCGCATAATTCCGCGCGTTTCGCTGCCAACCTTACCATCATCAACCCGGCATTCTTCGTTCGATCCAACTCGGCATTCCATCATCATTTTCACGCACAGGATGGAATCGGCAATCTGACTCGCCATTTCATTTCCACCGCTGGCATCCGGATCTTTTACGATCTTGGCCTTGTTGGCGCGTCGGCTCACGCCGGTACCATCATTAAAGGTCTGTGCCAGTGCAATCGCCGGTGAACGGCCGTTGGTTCCGAAGTCGTCAACGTCCTTGCCATCCACTTTCCCGCGGTGGCCTTTGCGTTTGTACTTCTTCATGTAGACCGTATGGGTCTCCTGAATCATTTCGCTGTTTTTACGCAGCGCGGAAAACATCGGGGTGCTTGCCACCTCGGCGTTATTTACCAGGTTGGCCAGACTTTCGCGTTGGCCAAGCTGATCATTTTCAAATAATCTCATGGTTGTTTTCTCCTTGTTTAATTTCCGATTCCCAGACTGATCAACGCTTCAGCAATCGACTCCGAAGAGCCTCCTGACTGTTGCACTTTGTTTAGATCGGCCGTTTTCTTCTTCTCTGGAGTGGACGGATCAGCTTTCGGTACTGCCGTCGGGGACGGGAGGATGGCCGTTTTCTTCGGCGGCTCTGCTTTCTTCGGCGGGGCTTTTCGCTCCGCCGCTTTCGTCAGCGCATCACCGATTAAAATCAGGATGTTCGGCACGGTTTTGAGTGCGGGATGGTCGCGCAGCATTGCATCGGCTTGCACCTTCAGTTCCGCTCCGTTTTTAAACAGATCGGGATAAAGGGTCTTCGCTTCCGCCGTGGCCGTTTCGCGCTGTTTCAGAGCGGCGCGGGCCTTCGGGATCAGCGTCTTTCGCTGGCGTTCCAGATTGCGCTGCATCTTGCGGAGTTCCGCAGGGGTGTAGCTCTTTTTTTCCGGATCGTCTGGCGTGTAGCCTTCGTCAATGTTGTCGTCAATGAACTCTTGCAGGCTGTCCAGTCGGGCTTCGTAGGCGTCAATATCTGAGGCTTTTTCAGCCGTCAAAAGGGTAGTTTCTTCCGCCCCCTGACCTCTGACCTCCGTCCTCTGACCTCCGGCGGCTTTAGCCGTCTCCAGCTCCTGTTCCAATTCACTCACCCGGGCCTCTGCATCCGCTTTGGCCTGCTCGGCAATCGTCAGCTTTTCCTTGGCCTCTTCCCGCTGGGCGGTCAGTTTACCAATGCGTTTTTCAACGCGGGCTTTCGTTGCTTCTGGCAGGTCCTTAACGGTCGTCTCGTTCTCAATTGCATCTGGATCTGGATTGTCGTCCGGCTTAGCTTCTTCAACGGGTTTATCGTCTTTCGGCTTTTTATCGCCTTCAACGATTTCAACGGGTTTAACGGCTTCAACGGGCTTCGTTTCCTTCTTCGTTGCAACGGGAACTTCCTGTCCCAGAGCGGCAGCAATGCTGCCAATGTCCAACTCGTTTCCAACCACGGATTTTTCAGCCGGAGTTACTTCCGGTTGCGGTTCCGAGACACCTTTTACTGGATCGGGCATGATGTTTATTCTCCATCAAGATGAGGGTTTAGAAATCGCTCAGCGCTTCGCGCCGTATTTGATGTGATAATCCGCCGAGATATTCGGCAGTGCATTGGTTCCGCTCGCCAGCGTTTGAATCACTTGCAGCGTGTCGCCCTTGTAGAGATAAACCGGAACAGCATTCGTGCTGATCGCCGTCATGCTTTCGCTGCCTTCAACCTGCGCGGGGCATCCCGGAATGGTATAGGCGGTGGTTTCATTCGCCGGAACAATCTTCAGCGCAATGGTATTGGTCGCCGTCACGGCATTGGTATCGGTAATCGAGCTGGCAATGGAAAATATTTCCATCACGGCGTAATCGGCATTCACCACGGTTCCTGTGGCCGACGTTCCGCTCAGTGTAAGGTTTTCAGCCGCATAAACGTGATAATCGTTTTCGGCCGCATACGTCGGCGCAGCCAACAGCATCAAAACCGCACACACCAGCATGGGTACAAACAGAGACTTTTTCATGATCCGCCCTCCAGGTTAAGCTTCCCGCCACTCTGCGAAGTCCCCGGAAAACAAAAAGACCGTGAACTTCGCGTTCACGGCCTCTTTTTCTCATCTGTCAACAGGGAAACAATCTTCCCGTTGTCTAAGTCAACCTAAGTACACCCAATTACACCTAAGTCAGCCTAATTAACTGACGTCATAATTTTAAATTACGATTTTTCATCCGATAGAAACCATTCATCTCGAATTTTATATTCCTGCTCAACCATGGTTTTTAAACATTTTTTATTGTTTTCTAAATTTTCCCATGTCGTTTTTCCTCTTCTTACTAATTTGCAGGCGCGGCGATAACAAGGGCCGCACAAACCGCGCTTAAACGCTTCTCCACCACATTCAGGGCGTAAACATTTGATGGTTTTATCTTTTTTGATCATTGAAAATCTTTCTTCACATTTCAAGTTTCAGTTTTCTCTGGCGGTGGCTCTGCCGCCGCACTCAGCGCTTCCTTCAGATCCGCTTCAAACTGAAGCAGCCAGTGTAGGCCGCCGGCGCAGCGTTGCGCCAGCCATTCCGGATTATCCGCCAGGTTGCTCTCCATCGCGGCATCCGCTTTGGCCTCATGCAGCAGGGTCAGAAGAGCGCACACCAGCGGATCGCGCTCATTGCGCCCTGCCAAAACCTTCCGCGCCTGCTCTTCCTCCATCAACTCAAACTTCGCTACGGCCATTAAATGCTTTCTTCCGGGATGGCGGAATTCTTTAGCTTTTTTCGAAAGGCGGTCATCCCACTGTTGGAGTCGCTCCGTTTGTTCTTTAACAAATTGCTTAAATTCAGCGGGATGATCTCTGTTCAGTTCGCGTTTAAGCTCTTCAATCCTTTGTTTTTTTTCATCCAGCGCGGCTTTGATTGCCGTTGCCTTACCTCGGTAAAACCGCACTTTATTCATGGAATAAACAATAGCTCCAAGAGAGCCAACACCAACAACCATCAATCCAATAATCCAGGTCATCTCATCTCCTTTTTGTGAATTCTTGTGTTTTTTGTGGCCAATATTCTCAGCCCAGAATCCGCTTACTGCCCTCTTTCCCAATCTGCACATTCTGCTGCTGGGTCACCATCTGCTCGTAGTATTTCATGTGTGCTTCAAGAATCAGCCGGTTGGTTTCTGGCGCCCTCATTACCGGTTCCGGATTTTGCTTCATCTGGTTTTGCAGCCATTGCAGACGCAGAGCAAAATTCCTCCCTTCCGTCACTCGCTCCGGCTCCACACCCGCTGCAACGATCATCGTGAACAGACGCTGTTCGTCTTCAATTTCCTTGGCCGATGCCGTCTCTTCCGGAATCAGCACGCTGTCGCCCAGCGCCGGATCGATCAGGTAGAAAGCCGCTGCCGTCAATTTATCGCGCTGCGTAACGCTCATTGTGTCCCATTGCAGCGGGAACTTACCGATCAGATCCAGTTTTTTACCCACCTTTTCAGGGTCAAGGTCTGAAGGATTGTACGACAGGATCACGTTATAGCCTCCACGGATTTCAGCCACACTCTTGGCAATCGGCGCGCCGTCCGGGCCGGTAATCTGCATCATCTCTTCGTCGCTCATATTCTCCTGGCACAGTTTCAGAGTCAGCCCCAGCACTTCGCCCCAGCCCGCCGTAAAGAACAGCGTCATGACCTGCTGTTCTATGTCCGTAATCAGCGGCGGTACATCCTTGTGCGGGATTCCGAAATATTCGCAGGAATTTCGTTTGATCGTTTCCTGCATGTCCACATTTTCGCGGCTGTATTCACCCATCTGCATGGGCTTCACATCGCCGGGCCGTTTTTCTTTAACCCGACCGAAAGGCTTCAGTCCGGTTTCATAGCTGTGCGGACGGCTCAGCGGTTCGGTCATGGGCGGCAGGCTTTTCAGCTGTCCGGCTGCACCGGCCAGATCCGTGAACATCTTCAGCAGGTTTTGATCCGCCATCGCAATTTCTGCCGAGGATCGGCTGTCCAGCAGATATTTGCTGATCACCTCGCGCGATAGGTACACGCCGGGGAAACGGTTATGCGCATACAGCGTCTGCCGTTCGCTCACAGCCTTATCCAGCGCCGTGCTCCAGGTCACGCTGTACCACATTGGCATTCCGTCTTCATTGCTGGCTTTGTAAATCGTAGTCACCAGTTCCAGCAGTCCCTTGTAAGGATCGGATGCCTCGCCGTTCAAATTCTTCAGCTGGGTTTGTTCGGTCTCGAACAGCTTGGTTCGCCCAAGAACATTGCCGCGGCCGTCAAATCCGCCTTCTCCCAGCATTTCATTCACCACGGCCTGATTGTAACCCATCGACACTACGCGCTCGCGCAATTGAACGGCAGTCAGCAGTTCCGGAATATGCGCCCGGCAATTATCCAGATCCATCGTGTTTGAATTAATGAAAATATCTTCAAACAGCTTTAGAGTGCGCACCTGTGGCTGATTGATCGCCTGCACTTCCTTCGGAAAATCGGTTTGGCCGTCTTCGCGCAACTCCTTAACCATTCGCTTGGCCCGTTTCGGCTTCACATCGGGGAACAGCGAAACCAGCAACTGCGCCGCCTCCGCCGCCCGCTGCGGTGTCTGAATCATCTGTTTTGCGGCCTCAACATTTTCAATGGTTTCACTTGAAATCACCTGCTGTTCGGGCTGGCCTTGTGCCTGCCCAGGCTGTTGGGGCTGTTCACCTGCCGCTTGCCCCCCGCCACTCGCCACCTGTTGCTGAGCGGCCTCCAACAGCCGTGCAGCAACATCTTCCAGTGAGACCTTCTCCATTTCCAGTCCCATCTCCCGCCGCCAGCTTGAAAGCACAATACATCCGCCCGGATCATTGCCTTCCACGTACTGCGCCGAAAGCATCACCTGCCGGATAAAATCCAGTCCCCACTGATTGCGGATCACATGGCGCAGCAAAATCTTCACCTTGGCGGCCAGCTTCACATCCTGACCTTCCATCCCCTGCACGTCCGGGATTCCCGCCGCGCGCAGTACGGAAAGGAACCGCACACCGGCTCTGAAATTCGTCACAAAGTCAGCCAGCCGGTTACGGCTGTCCGGCGCACCCTCAAAAGGGAACGCCTCTTTCTTGAGCGGCTTCAGTAGAAGTTCGCGCTGGCGACCATCAGGACTCTGCCCCGGCCACTTGCAAAAGCGGGCGTTCTGCGCCTCGCGCTGCCGCTGACGGATCTGCATCCCCGTTTCCGAATTAATCTGATCCAGATCGTTTTTGAACTCGGTCAAAAGTTCTACCGGCAGTTTGCCCGGCCCGCCCTCATCATCCGTCACCGTCATCATCACTTCACGATCTTTCATAGCAATCTCCCGTTAATTAAAATTGTTGAACCATTCCATTTTCATAGTTCATCTTTCACACTTCATCCTTCAATCCGAACACCCTCATCACCTCATCGCGGCAATACTTGCTGCGGCTCTTGCGGCCCGGAACCTTCACCTTGCGGATGGCTCCGCACTGCACAGCGGCGTAAAACGTTCCCTTTGTAATTCCGGATTCCGGGCTGCCGTGAATCTCTCCGGCCTCTAAAAGTGTCTTCATCGGCAATATCGTTTTGCTCATGCTTTACTCCCCTCGTTCATTCCGTTCCGCTTCTTTCCACTGAAAAATTGTCTAACTCGGTTATCGCGCGCTACAGCGCGCCTCCACCCGCCGTCGCCCAGCTCCCCTCCTCGATGTAATCGAGTCCCAGTGCGGCGTACCATGTAATCAAATCAACAAAGTCCTTCATGGCCCCCTTCTGACCCTCCACGCCCATCCAGTTCTGCACGCAGAAAATGGAGTTCACGCATCGGTCAGAAATGTAGATCGTCGGCGGAACAATCACATTGCCCTGTACATCCTCGCGGAAATCAAAGCGGCTGTTCAGCAGGCGCACCCGTTCATCGACCGTTCCGCCGGGCGTCACGGAAAAATCCAGATTGATTTCCTGAAATTTGTCCACCAGCGTCACGACGCCATCGCGGGTAATGTTCGGGTTATCGGCGCTGCGGCAGTCCAGAAAGCGTTCTTCAATCAGTTCTTCCGCGCCGTTCGTTTCCATCCAGTCTTCAATGCGCCCCTGTCCAGTGGTCGCCCACTCGACATACTCCGCCCAGCGTTCCACAGCGGCGAAATGCTGTTTATATCGTTCCAGTCCCCATGCAATCGGTTCCGCACCGGGGCCGCGGTCGCCATCATTGATCCCGCTCTTGCGTCCGCTCGGCTCGGCCCACAGCCCGAACGGAACATCATCGCCGAATGGCGAAGGGGTAGTTTCTGGGAATTCCCGATACATAAAAGCCGCAAAGCGCGTTGCCCGGAACCAGCCCGCCACAAACGGCCGTCCGCCGGGGGTCGGGTCAACGATCTGAAAGTTGGTTCCATTCTTTGGAATTTTATCGTGCGGGATAATGTGAATGTTTCCAAACCTTGGAAACTGTCCCGAAAAGGTCTTGGTCGCTTCGCCGTACAGCCGCTGTTTCTTCTCGGCAATATTGTTATCTTTCCACTTGTCCCACACGGCGGGAGGGTTTCCGTAAGGGTTATCGGCTGGCGAGAAATACACCACGCCCTTGTAGTCTTTTCGGCAGCGGCGCACGCGCGGCATCACATCAAACTTGCGTCCTGCAGGAGCTGGCGGCTGGCTCGGTTCGCCGGTCAGCCAGCAATTCGGGTTTTCCGGCTGGGTAGAACGAGGATCATCCTTGCAGGCCAGCGCGTAGGATTCCGGTGAATCGAATCCGAAGGCCAGATCCAGTCTCGGTTCCAGTTCATCGAGCGGCAGTAGATAGGCCCGGATCGTCTGGGCAATTTCCGAACCTTGGATAAACATATTCACCGTTGGCGTCCAGCCGTGGATCGGCGTGAACGTCGTCACCATCCATCCCTCTTTGTCCAGAATACGCCCTTCCAGTGTGTTCTGGTAATCCGGCGGAATCAGTTCATCGGCCCACACCCACTTCAGCGCATGGCCTTCGACCTTGTCGACGTCCTGAGAATAATAGCGCATCGCCACTTTCGATCCGTTACCCAGAATGTAGCTCGCATCGGTAAAACCGTTCTTCACAGAATATTTAATGTACGGCCCGAACTTCTCGTTAAAATCCTTTCCCTTCAGCTCTGCCGGCAGATATTCATACAACCGTGGCTGTTGGCTTTCCTTCGAGCTGTCCGTATCCGTGTGGTACACCCAGGCGCTCTCATGGGGAAAATGCAGCATCACTAAATTTGTTCGCTTGGCGGCATAGTCGGTCTTTCCGGAACGGTTCGTTCCGGGAATCAGCAGCACGCGCAGATTGCGTTTAAATCCAAGATGTTGGCGAATCGCCGCGCACCACTCTTCCCATTCCCAGCCAAACTGTGCCTGAATCTTCGCTTCAAACGTCTTGTCGAAACACGGCAGGCCCAGCAGAGCATCCGCCACCTTCCAGATCGGAGGTTCCCAGCCAAAGCGCAGCGGATCCTTCTTCTCCTGCAGAATGATCTCTTCGCGCTTGTGGTGCAGTGCGATAAATGCCGCTGCCGGATCATGCTCGCCGGTATTCTCCATAAACCGCTGCACGTCCGCCATCGTCGGCTTCCGCAAAATCGGGTGCGCTAAAATCTTTTTGGCCATAATTTCAATCGTTGGTAGGGGCGGGGTTCATACCCGCCCCCGCTTTTATTATTTCGTCGAATGCTCCTCGGCATTCCGTGTCGCCCGCTCAATTGTCCGCTTCTGCAGATTGCGCAAAGCGCGCTGTAAATGATCGAGTGCTGCCGCATTCTCTGCACACGGATACGGCCCGCTCTGGAAACCTTCCAGCCGATGGATTGCCACCGCCAGAATGGATTCGATACTGATTCCGTTCGGTCCAGTTTCCGCCACTGCACCCTTTTGGAAGCGGATTATTGTTTCTTTCACATCAGAATCTTCCAGACCGATCGCATATTCGTGACACGCATTTCCCGGACCCGGTTCATCGAGAACCAGAATTTTGATCGCCTCATCCATTCCGGCGCCGCACTGGTGCGTAACGATCTCGCGCGGCTCAACTGATTTCGGTTTGTCTGTTGTGTCTGTTGGCCGTTCAGGTATCGCAGGCGTCCCGCCTGCCGTGTCTTGCGGCTGTTCCGGTTTGTCCGTTGGGTCCGTTTCCACGGGAGTAACCGGCGCGCCGGGTTTCTGTTCTTCGTTTTCTTTCACTTCCTCACTCATGATCTTCCTCCTTGGTTGTACGGGAAGGCTTCATGCCTGCCCCTATTTCAATAAAAACCCTGCAATCTGGAACCGCCACCGGCTTTGTAACCCGCCACTGATTGCAATCCTGTCCGCAATGCCAGCACAGTCCCGGCAGTCTCGACTCATGCAAAATGATTTTGTCGGACATGATTTTGTTAATACTCCCACTTCTTCCCGTCACACTGGATCGGCTGCCCGTTCTTAGTCAGCAACGCCTGTCCGTCTTCAAATTCCAGACACAGATCAAACTTATTGCAGTACGCCCCGAGAGCATCTGAGCAACTGCGCGTGCATCGTTTGCAGCGTTCCTGTTGCGTCCACTTCTCGCGCGGTCTGCGCCCGCGAAACTTCGGCTTCGGCATTTCAAACAGCGTCTGCAAGAACGGCCCCCTTTCTCACATACCGGAAATTCGTGAAATGGATCACGCACCCAATCCACGGCTCCTTCTGTCCATGCGGGAAAAACCAGTCGGTAAACGCCTCCGTGCCTAGGCCGTCGTTGCGTGCAACCCGGCGGAAACTCCAGGCGTTTCCATCATAGAAGTCTGCCATGTAGCGAACGGCTCCAAGCCGTATCGGCTCAACGCTGATCTTAAATACAAGTCCGGTACGTTCCTGTTTCGACCGGTACGGCTTTCCGCTCCATTGCCGGATCTCCACCACATCACCGTCTTGGTAATAGCCCTTTGTATTTTCGCGGATCGTGTGGATTTTCTTTCCGCTCATGGCCGCCTCAAGAAAACCGGTCTCCTCACCCGCGCGCGGATGCGTCGCCGGAAATACCTTGCTCAGCATCAAAACCTTCATTCGCCACCGCCTTTTCGATCATCAACAAACACAAGGCCGGACTCCGGCTTTACACCGGGAATTTCAATCGCATCTTTGCGTTCAATCGCCAGTTCAAGAGCAATGATAAAGGCGTGTCTTCGGCACAGACGTTTTCCGCCGATAACGTACCTGGCTTTGTGGCAACAGGGCTCAAGCGTATGGCTGTATGTGAGCGACATCGCATCACATGCACCCTTTTCTGGTCGTTTGTGGTAGTGTCCCATCTATACCACCGCCTTGGCCTGACGCTTCCGATGTTCTATAAACAGCTTCACCTGAGTGCGGGCCTCTTC